TCAACACTGAAACCGCATATGAGTTTAGGGATGAGTTAAGGCGTAGGGTGACAGAACTTTTCGAGATTGAAGTTTCTCATCCAGTATTGACATTAAGCGGAAAATAACATGGCAAAGCTCACTGACAAACAAGAGCTGTTTGCCCGTGAGTCAAGACCATCTCCGGGCGAAAGCTTCATCACTGAGTTTCACCCGTACAACAGACTGATTCCCGCCGATGGGGTTTACGATTGGGTTCATCAGAACATCATCTTAAGCACTGGTGCTATCCATAATCCAGACCATGTGCACCTTGAAGGGGCCGATATCGCTTTCCTTTGGGCTCAGCACGGATTCACGAAAAAAGGGCGCACCGTTCTCGGTCAGGCTGAAGAGGTGATGTTTCGTGCGGGGGGATGGCAAAAGGCACGCATGGAACAGCAGATGAACGATTGGTTCGGACACCAACCAGATTACATCATCACACTGGCTGCTGACTTTTGTTCTCAATGCTCAGATCTGGAGTTCTGCGCCCTGATAGAGCATGAGCTTTACCATATAGCGCAAGAGACTGATGATTTTGGCGCGCCCAAGTTCTATAAAGAATCTGGACTGCCAAAACTCTGCATGCGCGGACATGACGTTGAAGAGTTCGTTGGTGTGGTTCGTAGATATGGAGCAAGCGTCGATGTACAGGAACTGGTCGATGCTGCAAATAAACCAGCCGAAGTGGCGAAAATCAACATAGCCAGAGCATGCGGCACGTGCCTTATGAAGCTGGCTTAATTTTTATACTCATCTATACGGATGGTGAAGCATGGCTGCATTAAAGCCGGAAGTGAAAGCCTTCATCGTCCAGCAGCTTGCGTGCTTCGATACCCCATCTCAAATAGTCGAGGCCGTACAAAATGAATTTTCTATTCAGATAACCCGCCAGCATGTGGCGTCACACGATCCAACAAAAGCTGCTGGCGTTAATTTGGCTAAGAAGTGGGTGGACTTGTTCCACACGACGCGCGCCCGATTCCAGAGTGATATTTCAGATATTCCTATCGCTAACAAAGCATATCGCCTGCGCGTCCTGGACAGGATGACAGCGAAGGCCGAGGGAATGCGAAACATGGCATTAGCGGCATCACTGATGGAGCAGGCTGCGAAAGAGTGCGGTGACGCTTACACCAATAAGCTGAAAGTCGAAAGCACCGGCGCTGACGGCGGACCAATCAAATATTCCGACATCACCGAAGAAGAATTAGATGAACGCTTGAAGGAGCTTGGTCATGGCAGACACAGATCACAGCTCGCTGAGAAACAGGCAGACTCTTGAGGCATATAAGCGCCGAGCCGTAAAAGAAGCTCGCGAAAGTCTGATGGGATTCACGCTCTACACCAACCCGCTGTATGAGACGGGCTGGTTTAACGAATTACTTTCTGCTGAGCTTGACCATTTTCTCGAAGAGGTTGAGGCAGGAAATATGCCGCGCCTGATGATATTCGCGCCGCCACGTTCTGGTAAAAGCGAAAAGGCGTCGCGTCGATTTCCCGCTTACGTGCTGGGTAAACATCCTTACTGGAATGTGATCGCCTGTTCATACTCTTCCGACCTTGCAAACCGCATGTCGCGCGACACTCAGCGCATCGTAGGCTCAAAGAAATACGCAGACGTCTTCCCTGACACCGCACTGCCATCAGGACGTACAGGGGCAGGTGGCGCTATACGCACTGCTGAACTTTGGGAAGTGGTGAATGCTAATGGTGAACTGCACGGCGGCTCATACCGTGCTGCAGGTGTGAATGGCGGCATTACCGGCCAGGGTATGAATATCGGCATCATCGACGACCCTGCCAAAGACTACAAAACAGCATCATCTCCGACATACCAGGAAGCCGTCATTGACTGGTATGACACAACATTCTTTACGCGCGCCGATCCAAAAATAAACGGCATCATCATCATCCTTACTCGCTGGCATAAAGATGACCTTGCTGGTCAGTTGTTGAAAAAAGCAGAGGAAGGCGTTGAGCAATGGCGCGTAGTTAGCTTCCCAATGGAGGCTGAGAAAGAAGAGATTCACGAGCTGAACGGTAAGACCTATCTGTTACGCAAGCCTGGTGAAATCCTGTTTCCTGAGCGCATGCCCCAGGAGTTCGTCGACAAGGCCAAGCAGCGTGGCTCACTGGTATGGAACGCCCTTTATCAGCAGCGACCAACTGCCAAAGGTGGCGGACTCATCAAGTCTGAATGGTTCGGTGAATACCGTGAACTGCCGGTGATGAAGTTCAGGGCTGTGTATGGCGATACCGCGCAGAAGACCAAAGAGGCCAATGACTTCTCAGTGTTCGAGCACTGGGGGTTAGGCGTTGATGGTTACATGTACCTGATAGACATGATTCGCGGGAAGTGGGAAGCCGATGAGCTGAAGCGTCGCGCGGTTGCGTTCTGGTCGAAGTGCAAAATGCTCCGTAACGGGCCTCTGCGCCACATGGCAATCGAAGACAAGGCATCTGGTACCGGACTCATTCAAAGCATTCGTAAAGACGCTCTATGCCCCGTTAAAGCCATTCAGCGAGACAAGGACAAATACACTCGCCTGATGGATACGCAGGGCTATATCGAATCCGGCTATATCAAGCTTCCAGCCAACGCGGACTTCATCAATGATTTTCTGGTGGAAATGGAAGCGATCAACCCTGACTTCAATACGCATGATGACCAGCTCGACCCAATGATGGACGCCATCACCGAGATGAAGGGTAAAGCAGGCATCCTGTTCCATATTCCTGACGAGATAATCCAATGACAAGACGCAAGCAAACAGCGCAACCCACTCGGCGGGAACTGGCAAAAATCACGCAGATGCATCTTGATAGCGCCTCTGTAGCAAATGACGAGAAGCCGTACGCTGAATTTAAGCAATACATTCCGCTTCCCGGGGTAATTCCTGAGGCGAAGAAGGAGGCCACTCTGGCGATGGATGCAACGCCGTATGATGTGCTTAACAGCATGTCTATCGGCACCGAGTATTCAGGCTTTCGTGGTTACCCAATTCTGGCTGCCATGTCTCAGCAGGTCGAGTATGCGAACATGCATACCGTCATGGCCGACGAGATGACGCGTAACTGGATTGAGATTAAAAGCCGCAAAGACGGCGACCCTGACATCGACCTGATGGAGCAAGCTCTCGTTAAGTACGACGTGAAGCGCTTAATCCATGAAGCAGTTAAACAGGACTCCATGTTCGGCGTGGCGCATATCTACGTTGACACTGGAGCGAGCGAAACAGAGCTTGAAAAGCCTCTTTTCCTCGATCCGCGAAAGATTCCAAAGGGCTCTTTGAAAGGTTTGCGCTGCGTCGACCCGACATGGATTTACCCGGCGATGTACAACACGCGCTGGCCTCTGTCTGATAACTACTACAAGCCGATGGCGTGGTTTGTCATGGGGCAGACGGTTCACGAGTCACGCTTCATCGACATTATCAGCCGACCGGTACCAGATATTCTCAAGCCGTCATATTCGTTCGGTGGCTTATCGCTGACGCAGCTGATGGAGGATTACGTTACTGACTGGCGCGATGCCAAGAAGAACGTTATCAAGATTCTCCGCACGCTGCGTATGCGCGGACTAAAAACTGATATGGATGCCAGACTGCAAGACCCGGGGCAGTTTGATAAGCGAATCAATCTTTTCGTGAAGTATCAGGATAATTTCGGCTTATGGCCTCATGACCTGAGCGAAGAGATTACTCACCAGCAGACATCGCTCAGCGAATTGTCCAACCTGCTGTCCAACTATCAGGACCAGATGTGTATTCCGGCTCGCATCACTAACCTGAAGCTCTTGGGTAACGCTCCGGCAGGTTTAAATGCATCAGGTGAATCAGAGCTTGAAACTTGGCACGAAACCATCTCAGGGATGCAGGAGCGCGATATACGACGTGCTCTGGAAAACATCTTCAAGATTATCCAGCTCTCAGAGTTTGGCGAAATCAAAGATGACATCTATTTCGAGTTCCGTCCACTGGATGAGCTGAGCGAGAAAGAGAAAGCCGAGATTGCCAAGCTGAAAGTCGAAACGGTAACTACCGCTGCTGATTCGCAACTCGTCGATTCTGAAGAGGCTCGCGATGCACTGAAATGCATTGAAGGTGCTGGCTTCGAAAATCTGGATGGTGATTATGAACCGGAAGAAGACGAAGAGTCTGAAGCCAGTGAACTACAACGCGGGAAACATCAGGTGGTATCAAAAAGAGCTGCTCAGAACGATTCGTGAGATGAACGATGATGTGAAGGCAGAGATAGTGACCATCATGCGAGATAACCCGCTGGCGATGGATATGGCGATGGATGCTAACCCGGTTGACATTGTGAAGCGTGCCATATCATCACTGGCTAAGAAGTGGATAGACAACTTCATCAGGAAGGCGATCCCGGTTTCCGATGAGGTGGCAGATAAGACGCTTGAGGCTGTCGACCGCGGAATCCTTGCATCTGCCCGCAAAGACTCTCTGGTTATCAACCTGCAATGGACAGACGCCATGCTGCAAAAGCGTGACGCCATCATTGCTGAAAACGTGTCTCTGATTCGTTCGATACCTGAGAAATACTTCACCGAAGTCGAGTCAATGGTGTTTCGGTCTATCGCCAAAGGTGGTGACCGCAAGCAACTGGCTGATGAGATAGAGCGTGAGTTTGGCAAGCATCATGGCATCACCAGACGGCGCGCTGAGTTCATTGCTCGTGACCAGATACGCAAGGCTACCAGTGCTCTTGCCATTGCCAGAATGCAAGGTGCTGGAATTGAAGAAGCTGAGTGGATGCATAGTGGTGGTGCAAATAAACCTCGCCATAGTCACGTCATAGCAGGGAAAGAGCGCAGAAGATTCAGACTTGATAAGGGATGCCTGATAGATGGTGAGTATATATATCCTGGGCAATTGCCAGGATGTGGTTGTACATGTAAACCGGTACTGCCGTTTTAATACGAAATAAATCAACAAGGTCACTTCGGTGGCCTTTTTTATTGCCTGAAGAAAGGTAATCCAATGGTTTTTGTATCTAGTCGACTGCCAGGTGGTGGGTATCAGCCGAAAAGAAATGGCAAAGACGCCGTAGAAAAAATCCTCCCTCCACCAAAGCGAAGGTAATCCAATGCCAGTACATCAAAAAGACGGCTCCTGGTGGTGGGGTGGGCGCGGGCCTTTCGACACCAAAGAAAAAGCCGAAGAAGTAGAGCGAGCGGCATATGCGAACGGTTACGCCAAAGACTCTGCATTCGCATTCGACAGGGCAAGCATGCGCACCTATGACGCGGATGGAAAACTCCACGTAGAGCTAACCCCAATCAGCAAGGCTAACGTCTGTGTGTATTACGGGCGAGAGATTTCAGGCTGCGATGAGTTAGGGCTCATTCCTGACAAAGCATATCGCCTGCTGCGCGACCCTGAAGAACTTCGCAAGGCCGCAGACACATTCAACAACCAACCGCTGCTGAACACGCACATCGCCGTATCAGTGCTTGACCCACCGAGAGAGGCAATCATCGGCTCAACCGGTGAAAGCGCTGAATTCGACGGCACCTACCTGAAAAACTCTCTCGTCATCTGGGATGTGAATTCCATCATCGGCGTGGAGAACAAGCAGCAGCGCGAAATTTCATCCTCATACCGCTACCGGCTCGATATGACCCCTGGCGAGTACGAGGGAGAGGCATACGATGGCGTCATGCGTGACATCGTTTGTAACCACGTGGCAATCGTGCCATCGGGTCGTGCAGGCCCGGATGTATTTGTATACGACTCAAAACCTACAGGAACAACACTGATGTCAAAAGCAAAAGCACTCATGGCGCTTTTCAAGCCATTCCTGGCTAACGACGCCAACACCGAAGAGGTGGAAAAGAAAGTCGAAGAAATCATCAAAGATGAGGACAAAGACCCAAAAACTGCCAAAGACGAAATGACCGAGGAAGAGAAGAAAAAACTCGCCGAGGACGAAGAGGCTGAGAAGGCTAAGAAACTAGCTGAAGATGAAGCCGAAAAAGAAAGAGAGAAAGAAAAAATGGCAAACGACAGCAAGTTAGCGATGGACGCAGCGGTTAAAGCTGTTGAGCAACGCTTCATCGACCTGCGCAAAGCTGAGCGTGATGTGCGTCCGGTAGTAGGCGAGCTGGCCTGTGACAGTGCAGAAGAAGTGTATCGCACTGCCCTGAAACAACTGGGTTGCGATGAGCACGCTTCAATTCCTGCGCCTGCACTGAGTTCAGTCTTCAAAGCCTATGCTCGCCAGCCATCATCCATGGCGCAGGACTCCGCAGTTATCACCACGTCTTCTCGCGAAAACGTTAAAAACTTCTTTGAGGGCAAATAACAATGGCTTTCCAGACAAGCGTTAACATCTACTCTGGCGTTGGTCAGGCTGGCCAGCCTGCTTCTAACAGCCCAATCATTGCTGCTGCAGGCGGTCCTGGTGCATACCAGGCTGGCTTAAGTGGTCTGGTCATGGCGCGTTTCGCATGGCGTGACGGCACTAACCCACTCCTGTTGAATAACACCGGCACCGGCAAGCCTGTTGGCTTCATCTACAACAACGCAAACGCCACGATCACCTACCTGCAGAACTCCAGCATGACTATCCCTGCTGGCCGCGAAGCATCACCGGTGGTTGGTGGTGACTTCTGGGCTCTGTCTGCTACTGACGCGACTGTAGGTCAGAAAGTGTTTGCGGTACTGGCTGACGGAACCCTGAAGACTGGTGCAGCTGGCGCAACCATTTCCGGTGCTGTTGAAACCGACTGGTATGTGGCTAGCCCTGCAACAACCGGCAATCTGTTAATCATCTCTACCTGGAGCAAAGCATAATGCCTCAACTGACTCAGGCTGATTTCGCTGCCTTTAAAGCGGAAGCCGAATCTCGCGGCATTTACCTGCCTGCATCGGTAACTAAGTTTGCAATGGATGCCGACCCTCAGCCGGGTCTTGGCGCAAACGGCGGTATTCCTGCTGTAGTATCAACCTTCATCGACCCTGAAATCGTGCGCACCATCTTCGCTAAGCAGAAAGCGACCGAGATTCTGGGCGAGAAGAAAAAAGGCTTATGGGCTCAAGATACCATGATGATCCAACGCGTTGAGCAATCCGGTGACGTTGTGGCGTATGACGACTACAGCGAACAGGGTGCTAACCAGGTAACTTCCCGTTGGGAAAACCGTCAGGTGTTCCGCTACCAGACCATGGTCACTTATGGCGAGCTGGAGCAGGAACGTTATGGCCTGGCCATGCTGCCATACGTCGCAGAGAAACAACGTGCTGCAGCTTGGACTCTGAATCAGGCGCAGAACAAGTTTTACTTCTACGGCGTATCTGGCCTGCTGAACTACGGAATCCTGAACGACCCATCACTGCCGACTCCGATCACCCCGGCAACTGTTGGCGGCGTGACCCTGTGGAAAGACAAGCAGGTTATCGACATCTACAACGATATCCTGGCGCTGTACGAAGACCTGATCACCCGTACAAATGGTGCAGTGGGCGATGGTGTTGATATGGCCTCCCCTCTGGTTCTGGCGATGTCTCCTAATACCTCCGTTTGGTTCAAAAAATCAAACGAAATCTTCGGTAACTCCGTTGAGAAGATGGTCAAAGACACCTTCACCAATATCCGCATCGAAGTTGCTCCTCAGTACAGCACTGATGCCGGTGAACTGGTGCAGATGTTCGTTGAGACAGCTCAGGGTCAGGATGCTGGTTACTGCGCATACAGCGAAAAACTGCGGGCTCACCCGGTCATCCCCATGACTTCAAGCTGGAAACAGAAACACTCCGGCACCACCTACGGCGCGGTAATTACTCAGCCTTTCTTGTTTGCACAGATGCTGGGCGTTTAATTTATCGGGCTCTAAATTGAGCCCGTAACAATATTCCTTGGAGAATTTAGAATGGCTGATGAAAAAGAGATCGTAGAGCAGCAGGAAGAAGTTGATACACAGCAGGAAGTCGCAGCAGAGACGGAAACCAAAGCTGGAAATAAGAAAGGTGCTAAACCTACCAAGGCTGGCAAGCCAGATTCATATGTGATCGGCTGCAAACTTCCCTGTGGCCTGAAGATTGGTCATGGTTCAACTGCAGTAGCCCTGAAAGGCGCAAACGACTCCATGCTCATCAATGGCTTTGGCATTACACAAAATGTTCCTGCTGATGTGTGGGAAGAATTTGAGAAAAACCACAAGTCATCTCCTCTCTTCCTGAATGGAATCATCTTCGCTGTAACTGACATGAAGTCAGTAGAAGACGCATCTCTTGAGCGCGCACGACAGAAAACTGGCCTTGAGCAGGTTAGCGCTAAAGATGCTGGCGTAGAGGAAGAAAAAGAGGAATAAGCCATGGCAGTCGTGACTCTGGATATTGCCAGTTTCCGTGCCATGTACCCTGAATTCTCCAACGTTCCAGATGCAATCCTTCCATTCCTGTTTGACCAGTCCATTGACTATCTGAATAACACCGATTACTCACTCGTCGATGACGTCGTGAAGCGAGAGCGTTTGCTCTACATGCTCATGGCGCATCTGGCGTATGTGCGTTATGGCGACAACAAAGGCCGTGGTGGCTCAGGAATGGTTGGGCGTATTGCATCAGCTACAGAGGGCAGTGTGTCAGTTTCATCTGACCTCGGCCCTATTGAGTTCAGGTATGCGTGGTATACGCAGAGCCCATACGGCATGGACTTCTGGCAGGCGACGAAAGTCTATCGGATGGCTAATTACTATCCTGGAGATAACTATGTCTGACGGCCTCGATAAGTACCTGGAAGGAATGGCTGAGCGACTCAATGCCACTGAGGTAAGGGCTGGCTTTCTTGGCGGCTCAACATACCCAGACGGAACCAGCGTCGCGATGGTTGCCACTCGTAACGAGTACGGTGACCCGGCAAACAATCAGCCTCCACGTCCATTCTTCCGCAACGCAATCGCAGACAAACAGGAAGAGTGGAAGAAGACGATTGAGCGCGGTCTTGCTTCAGGTCTTGATTCCAGAACGGTGCTTGAGGTCGTCGGCGCTCCGATAAAGGGTGACATTCAGGAGTCGATAGCCACGCTCATTGAGCCAGTACTCTCCGAAGTCACACTTGAGCGACGCAGAAACAGGAAAGTAATGCCTAACCAGTCAGATAAGCCTCTCGTCGACACAAGGGTGATGATTGGTGATGTTAACTACGAGGTTACCTGATGAATCTGCATCAAATTGTTCGCGGGGCGATCACAACGGTTAACCCTGACGTTCCAGGTTTACTGAAAGTGAATAGCGGATTCACAACTGCTCCAGGCGGTAAGCGCGTGCAGTCATACACCGATGTGGATGTGATTGTGCAGATGCAGTCTCTGTCATCTACAGACCTAAAACAGGTTGATGCGATCAACGTTCAGGGGATTCTGCAAAGCGCTTATCTAAATGGGAACTTCAACGGCATTAACCGGCCCGAGCAACAGGGTGGAGATATGCTGATTGTTGATGGCAAGACATGGCTGGTTGTGAAAGTGGCAGAGCTTTATCCGGACTGGTGTCATCTGATTGTTAACCTGCAGAGGTCGCCATGACAACCACAGTAGACATCACCGAGCTAGACCTGCGCATTGCGCTGCAGGCGTTTCTGATGGATATCACCGGTCTCACTATCGACAACGTGCTGGTAGGTCAGCAGAACCTCACACCAATGCCGCTTCATGACTTCATCATCATGACGCCATTGAAGCAGATAGGCCTGTCTACCAACCGCGTCAAATACGACGACAACGGTGTGTATGGCGAAGGTAAGCAGCTCAACCAGCGCAGCACCCAATGGCCTTGCCAGATTGACTGTTACGGAGAGAACGCAGCGGATAACGCTGCAATCATCGGCACGCTAATCCGCTCAGACTTTGCCTGCGAATGGTTCAGGAAATACGGCAATGTCATCACCCCTCTTTACTGCTCAGACCCTCATCAGACAACGATGATAAACGGCGAGCAACAATACGAAGGCCGCTGGACGATGGAATTTATCGGGCAATTCAACCCGTCTGTTACCACACGCCAGGACTTCATGGACAGCATTACAGTCGGCGTTATTGCCGCAGATTTAAAATACCCTCCGGAGAGTTAATAAATGGCAATCCCATTAAGAAAGGACGTCCAGATTAACCCTGGCGTTTTGCCTGCTGGCGGTTCAGCGCTTGACTTGAATGGCCTCATCCTTACCGACAGCGCTTATGCTCCGGTGGGGAGTGTTATCACGTTCACGAACAAAGAAGACGTAGCGGCTTATTTCGGCAGTGCTTCTGCTGAATACAGCATGGCTGAAGTGTATTTTCAGGGCTACGACAATTCCACCAAAACCCCGGGCGCGTTGCTGTTTGCACGATTTAACCCATCGGCTGCAGCGGCATGGTTGCGCTCAGGCTCAATGGCGGCTATAACGTTAGACCAGCTCAAGTTGCTGAGTGGTGTACTGACCCTGACGGTTGACGGAACATCACACACATCAGCCAGTATCGACCTGAGCACGGCGACCAGTTTTGCTATGGCTGCTGACCTGATTGAAACGGGTATCGGTTCCAGCGTAACGGTAGAGTTCGACACCACTCAGAAGCGCTTCATCATCACCAGCGCAACTGATGGAGCAGCGAGCACCATCACATACGCAACCGGCACTCTTTCTGCTGGACTGAAGCTGACAGCCGCTACTGGCGCTCAGTTGTCACAGGGCGCAGATGCGGCAGTGGTCACCACGGCGATGCAGTCAGTGCTTGATAGCTCTCAGAACTGGGCAATCTTCACTACCTCCTTCACGCCGACCGAACAAGAGGCGCTGGACTTCTCTGCCTGGGTTAATGGTCAGAATTACCGGTTCGGCTATGTGCCGTTCACGCTGGAAGAATCCGCACTGGTATCTGGCTCAACTGACACGCTGGCTTACAAAATCATCAGCACTTACGACTATTCCAACGTAGTGCCAGTGTTCGGTGACCAGACTCACGCAGCAAGTGTGATTGGCTATGCCGCATCTCTTGACTTCGACCGTCAGGAAGGCCGTGTACCATTCAAGTTCCGCTCTCTAGGCGGTCTGCTGCCAGAAGTGACCACATCAGCAAATTACGATGCGCTGATTGCGAACGGCTATAACTTCTACGGCGCGTACACTGCGAATAACTACGATACCCGTTACTGGGCTGATGGCACCATTACCGGTGACTTCAAGTGGTTTGACTCCTTCTGCTTCCAGATTTGGCTGAATGCTAACCTGATGCAGGACGCTATCGAGTTGTTCCAGTCCAACCGCAGCATTCCATACAACGCACGCGGCAAGGCAATCATCGAGGCGTCCTTCTCCGATACGCTGAATCAGGGGATCACCTTTGGCGGCATCCGTACTGGTGTAACACTTTCCAGCTCTCAGATTTCCGAGATTCAGAACGCGGTAGGCGCTGACATCTCCCCATCGCTTATTGCTAAGGGTTACTACCTGTATATCGCTGACGCCACTCCTACTCAGCGTCAGGAGCGCACAAGCCCGAGCATGACCCTGTGGTACTGCGATGGTGGTTGCGTACAGAAAATCACTCTCGCTTCAATTGAAGTTCAGTAAGGAGCAAATCAATGTCTAACACAATTACGAGTGCAGACTCTATTTTTGCTCTGTCCGTGACAAACCTATTTCCTTCAGCACAAATCATTGAAGGTTATGCTGCGGATGCCATGTTCGCTCTTGGTGATACAGAGCTGGCAGTAACAGTTCGTGGTGCGGATAGAAAATTGTCTGCCGGTTTTGTCTACGGTGAATACCTGCAGACAATTACCCTCATGCCAGACAGCCCAAGCTGGCCTCTCTTTGAAACGTGGGTGAACACATCTGTTACGTCAATCGCTGTATTTAGATGCAACGCCACCATCATTCTCCCGGCCACAGGTAAAAAATACACTCTGACAAACGGTGTATTGCAGCGAGTTAAGGCGATGCCAGATGCACAGCGCGTTCTGCAACAGGGCACATTCCAGATTAACTGGGAATCGATTACGCCGGAACCATATCAGGCATAAGGACTAACATGGCACGCAAAGAGATTTTCTACACCATCGAAGATAAAGGTCGTGACAATGGGAAGGTTTTCTATATTCGCGAAATGTCTGCTACTCAGGCTGAGTGGTGGGCAATCCGTGCCGGGCTGGCAATGGCTAAAAACGGCGTTAATCTTCCGGATAATTTTTCAGATATGGGTATGGCGGGCATGGCAAAAGTCGGCCTCGAAATGGTGGCTAAGATTCCACCAGAAGACGCACGGCCTTTACTGGATGAGCTGATGAAGTGCGTTCAGGCAGTACCAAATCCATTAGATCAAAACATCAAACGACCATTAATCGATGATGACACTGAAGAAGTTATGACCCGCCTGAAGCTTCGCGGTGAAGTCTTTAAGCTGCACGTTGATTTTTTTACCGCCGCCGCCAGTTAGACATCCCTCCGGTAATGGGTCAGCAAATCGCTGGCCTTGCTGACTATGCCAATGTGCCAAAAACAATAGCTACAGTTCTGTCATCGGGTAAGTGCTCGCTGACAGAACTAAGCACAACGCTTGGCGTAGAGGATTTATGGTGGTGGCTTGAAGTTATTACAGTCGACAATTACAACCAAATGGTCATCAACAGGGCTCAGGAGAATGGCTGATGCCAACGATTATTGACTCACTGGTAGTCACTCTTGGTCTTGACTCTTCCGGATTCAAGAAAGGCCAGACAGAAGTAAAAAAAGGTCTGGACGATACCAGAAAGAATGCTGACCAGACAGCTAAAGACATGGAGGCCGCAGGTAAAAGAGCGGCCTCATTTTTTGGCTCAATCAGAACAGAATTACTTGCGCTGGTAGGTGTTACTTTATCGGCGCAGGGCATTAAGACATTCATCACCAACATGACATCGGATTTGATGCGATTGGGGATTGAATCACGCGCTCTGGATATCTCGGCTAAGTCGCTTGATGGATGGGAGAGAGCAGCAGCGGCAGCCGGTTCAACTGCAGAACGCATTGCAGGCACGCTGGGTAACTTCCAGAAGACGCTGACAAACATCCGTACCGGTGGTGGTCAGGACGATCCGCTTTTCGGTGCTCTGGCATCATTTGCCGGAGCAACAGGCGCTAACTTCGATTATCAGAACGACAACGCCGAAAAAATCATGCGCAAGATTGCCAGCAACTGGGGCAAATTGAGCAAAGACGCTCAGCGCAGATTTGGAGGTATGTTTGGCTTTGATAACGCCACTCAGCAAGGGCTGGCTAACGGTTCGCTTGTTCAGGATGCAGATCGCTTTGCGAAGATATCCAAAGCAACTGATGAGGCAACTAAGAAAGCATTAGAGTTTAACCGTCGCCTGGAGCAGATGAAGCAGAACTTTGCCGCTGCATCGCAAGTGCTCTACGAGGCGATGATCCCTTATATCGAAAAACTCATTCCATTGATTGAGAAGTTCGGGATATGGATAAGCACTCACGGCCCTGAAATCAGCAAATTCTTCTCCGAAACAGCAGATGAAATCAACAAGGTAGTTGATGCTGTGGGTGGGTGGGAAAATGCTTTAAAAATTCTGCTTGTGTATGTTGCCGGAAGCTGGGCATTGGGAATGATTTCTGCCGTGGGTCGAGTGGCAAAATCATTTGGTCCTCTTTTGGTTGCGATGGCTGCTGTTAGTGCATGGGATAAACTTGGCAATACAGACGACGAAGCCAAAAAAGAAGGAGTGAGCACTGGCGAATTCCTTGTAAAAAAAATGCATGATAAAGAACAGGCCAGATTGAGCTCGGGAGATACGATTTCCGATCGCTTAACCAAGTGGTGGCATGGCCTTTCCGGTGGAGATAATACATATACTGCATATGGAACAGCACCAAGAGGCATCCGCAATAACAATCCTGGGAACTTAAACTTTGCTAACCAGGCAGGAGCCACCAAAGAGAGCGGGGCCGGTGGAAGGTTTGCTGTCTTCGAGTCAATGGAGCACGGAGTCGCAGCACTTTACAAGCAATTGCAGCTGTACTTCAAGCGCGGCATCAACACTCTTTCCTCTATCGTCAAAACCTACGCTCCTGCATCAGACAATAACAACGTAGACGCCTACATCTCTGCGCTAACCAAAGCAACAGGAAAAGGTGCTAACGAGGAGCTGGATTCAGGCGATACGGCAACGATTGCCAGGCTGATGAAGGGCATTGTCGACCATGAGAACGGAAAGGGTTACATCAGCTCATCTGACATCATGGGTGGAATTCAGTTAGGTGCAGGCTCATCTGCATCTCGAAATATGCCAGCTGCTGCCGGAAGCCAGACCAACATCAACATCGGCAAAATCGACATGCAGACATCGGTGGGCAACGTCAATGCTTTGGGTGCTGATATCCAGAGAAATCTTCAGAGAAACCGCCTGGTGAATCCAGCGATGTCAGGGCAGGGATAATATGGCCTTTTCACTGAACGAAACAACGCTACTCAGCGCGATAAACAGCGGAAATATCTTCTCAATCATCAACAGTACCCTTTCGCCTGGTTACGGGATTTACCTGAAGTCAGGCTTAAGGGCACTGTCTCCATCCTCTTTTCTTGGGATTGAGTATGGGGCTGATGCTTCAGTGGTGTCGGCTCCAATTGAGCAAGGTTCTTACAGCAGCTTTAACAAGGTGAAACGACCGCCGATTATCAGGGTGCTATTCACACTTGAGGGGTGGACTGGGTTTAGTGGGAGCATCCCTAACCTGACTAACTTCACACTGACAAGCCGATCGGACATGCTGGCAGCACTGGATGCGATGGTTGGTGATGCGCAGGTGTACGACATTGAGACACCGGACACGACATACGAAGATTATGACCTTGTTCGATACAATTACCGGACATCAGATCGCGATGTGACCCTTCTGACGGTGGAAGCCATTTTTCAGGCTGTGTTGCAGGAGGCTGAAGTCACCCTGACAAGTACAACAGCCAACAGCAATACCACATCAAATGGCACAAGTAAGGCGGCCAGCGTCGTAACTGAGAAAGCTAACTCGACAGCCACAAACTCTACCCTTGAAGATGTCAAAGGCGCGCTAACAGGCCTGAAGGAATCAGTGTCCAGTGCTGCAACAACCGTAGCCACATCTGTAACGAATGCCGTTAGCAATGCAACATCAGGTGCGACAAGTGCCATCAATGGAGCGGCAACATCGGCCATTAAAAACCTTGCGACAACGGTGGATGAACTGGTAGCGGGGTTATCCTGATGCAGAACATTTCTCTCAAGCCTCTTAAGGCTCAGGAAGTCAGCGTTAACCTTGATGGTCAGTCTGTAACCTTGCGCATCGTACAACGCTCTACAGGAATGTTTATCGACGTTGGACTGGATAATTTGTGGATAGCGCAAGGTGTTCTTTGCCATAACTGCAACAAGATAGTCCGTTATCCCTATCTTGGATTCAAAGGTGAGCTTTTCTTTGCTGATATCAAAGGAAGTCTTGACCCTGTTTACGACGAACTTGGATCAAGATTCAAACTGTTCTATGCCACAGCAGATGAGATGGCAGCATGACCTATAAAAAGAGAACGCTGAAATTTCAGTTCACGCTGAAAGACGGTGCTTTCGATGAGTCAGGAAACAACATTCTGACCATCGACAATATCAAGGCGGAAATAGAGATAGGTGCTTACGGCGGCATATCAGGAACGACACTGGAAGCAAGGGTATTTGGCCTGAGCATCGAAAATATGGCGCTGCTGAGCTACAAGGGCATCCAGTTAAACGGTGCCAAGCAGAACATGATGAAGGTTTGGGCAGATGACAGGCCAGTATTCTTTGGTTCTATCACTAACTGCTTTGCCGACCTTAACCAGATGCCTGATGCGCCACTGATAATCAGTGCCTTTTCAACAGGGTTCGACCAGTCAATCACTGCTCCTCCTTTCTCAAAAGAAGGCATTGCAAGCGTCGCTGAAATCATTACGACAATAGCAGCAAGCATTGGCTATACGGTGGTTAACAACGGCGTTCTGGCGAAGCTTGAGAATCCTTACTTCGAAGGCAACCCGATAGCGCAAATTCAGCAGTGCGCTCATGCGGCCGGCATCGAGATTGATTTCCGACTTGGGGCTATTTATATCTGGCCGCAGGGTGGAAGCATCGACGACACAATACCTCTCATATCGCCAGAGCACGGCTTAATTGGATACCCGGTATTCAGTAACTATGGGATTAACTTCCAGTGCCAGTACAGCGATCTGATTTTGCGAGGTCGCAAGGTGCAGATAGAAACCTCATTACCAAACGGCAGCGGGGTTTATACGGTGCAATCGGCAATTCACCATCTTTCGACATGGACTGAAGGTGCTCCGTGGGCAACCATCGTGTGGGCATCAATCGGACAGCTAACAGTGAGGCAGTAATGAATTTATTTACTACGCGGCCTCAGGACACGGCAACCGATGCCAACTCACAACAGTTCCTGATGCATCAGTTTCTGATGGGGAAGTCTTTTATCACTCTTGCTCTGGTTACGTCAGTAAATGACGCAGGTGAAGTGGTATCCGTAAAGCCAATGGTGGAAGGGTTCACTGGCGGTGGGGACCTCATTCCGAACTCGGTGATTCACGGCGTTCCGGTCTGGCGATTGCAGCGCGGTGCCAGCGCCGTAATCATGCCCCCCGTAGAGGGAGACATTGGTCTTATTGCCATTTGCGATCGCGATATCACGGCTGTGAAGAAGACAAAGCAATCCGCACTGCCCGGTTCAAATCGCACCCACAGTTATTCGGATGCCATCTATCTTGGCGGAGTACTGAATGCTGATCCAAGCCAGTATGTGAAGTTCGCCAATGATGGGATTGATATCGTGTCGCCGCTGGTTGTTCAGGTTAATGGGAATATGGTTGTGGTTAATGCCGATGACAAAATATCTCTTAATGCTCCAATCATTGAGGCAAATGGCCAGCTCACTCAGGGCTCAGGAAGTTTCGGCGGAAACGCGACATTCGGAGGCTCGATTACTGCTACTGGAGAAGTCACCGGGAACGGCATCCACCTTAGTACGCACAGACACGGTGGTGTACAAACAGGATCCGGAAATACCGGAACGCCAACAAGCTAACCCGCTCCGGCGGGTTTTTTATTGCCCGGAGTTTACATGCTCACTAAATCACTGCTTTTGACTGACCTGTGGGATATCACGCTAGACGACACAGGGAGCATGGCTATTACTGCCAATCCCTATGCAGTAGCACAGGACGTAGCTTGTGCATGCTCAACATTTCTTGGTGAACCCTGGTATGACACCACGCTGGGGATTCCTTATTACGAGCGCATCCTCGGTCACTGGCCTGGTACGCAGCTGATCAATACCAAGATGTCTACCGAGGCCAAAAAGCTCCCATACGTTCAATCAGCTTTCTGCACTACCACGGTTGGCAAAGCAGATCGCCTTGCATCCGGCGTCATGACAATAACCGACACGAACAACGTTCAGACCACAATCCAATTCTGAGGTAACAAATGGCTGAAGTAACAGTTAGCACAGCCGTCCCCTCTGTCACGTTTTCCGCTACCGGCATTGCCGTTCCTGATGAGATAGACATTCTCAACGGGCGATTAACTGACCTTGATACCGCTATGGGCGGAGGGATGAGTAAGAGTCTGACGACTCCGCAGGGACAGATTGCCATGAGCGACACGGCAATCATTGGAGACAAGAACGACAATCTGGCATGGCTGGTTAATCAGATTAACCCTGACTTTGCTGAAGGTCGCATGCAGGATGCGATCGGAAAGATTTACTTCATTGACCGTATCGCCGCGATTGGCACAACAGTAACCGCAACCTGTACTGGGTTGGTAGGCACCGTTATCCCGGCAAACAGCATAGCCCAAGATGCAAGCGGCTATCTTTACTATTCTCTTGCCGATACTGTTATCCCTTCTTCTGGTTCGGTGAACGTTGTATTCCAGAATCAGGCATCCGGCCCAATTGCATGTCCTATTGGTGCTCTTAACACTATTTATCGCGCCATCCAGGGCTGGTCTGGTATCGATAATGCAACTGCAGGCGTGCTGGGTAATGAAGTTGAGAGCCGGGCTAATTTCGAATATCGGCGTAAGCAGTCAGTGGCAGGTAACTCAAACAATCAGCTCGGTGCAGTATACGCAAACGTGCTGGCCGTCAGTGGTGTTACTGACGCATATGTGACGCAGAACAACACCAGCCTGACGGTTACGAAGGGATTCACTAACGTATCTCTGGAGCCGCACTCGCTGTATGTGTGCGTGTACGGTGGAACATCTGCAGATATTGCAAAGGCGATCTGGCAAAAGCTCCCGCCCGGTCCGTCAATGGTTGGCAACACCACTTATACGGTGGTAGACGATGTTAACTATGTCCAGCCATACCCTGAATATGAAATTAAATGGCAGACACCTTCTGCGGTAAGCGTCTATTTCAAAGTGGAGCTCGCCAGCAATAATGCCCTGCCTGGCAATATTGCCACACTCGTACAGAACGCGATCATCAGCGCCTTTAATGGGGAAGACGGTGGTACCAGAGCACGCATCGGCTCAACTATTTATGCTGGCCGTTACTACGCGGGAGTTCAGGCAATTGACAGTGATAACGTAGATATATTCAGCATCACTATCAGTCGCGATGGCACTACCTATCAGACATCCGCATCCTTTGGAATTGATGAAGTTCCGACACTGGATGCATCAAATATCTCGGTGACACTGGCATGATAAACGTCGCGGATACCATCCTGACGCAATATGCCGACAGCCCGAAACTCAAATCCCTGATTTACTCGTTCAATGAAGCAATAGGTATCGAAGGCTTTCTTGATGATTTCTATGACGTGATATGGAACATCCAGACAGCAGATACCTACGGACTAGACGTATGGGGGAAGATCGTGGTTGTCAGCAGGCAGCTGACGGTTACAGAGAACAAGATTTACTTCGGATTTAATGAGGCATCATCAGACCCGATTCTTGTTGACGATCCACAGCCATTTAACCAGGCACCTTTCTATTCCGGCGAGCTTTTAACCTCAACCGTAACGCTCACAAATGACGTTTACCGCAAGCTAATCATGATGAAAGCGGCGGCAAATATATCAGATTGCACCATTCCAAACCTGAATAAGTTGCTGATGTTTATGTTCGGCGATAGTGGCAAGTGCTACGTCAGAAATGATGGTGAGATGGTGATGAGTTACGTCTTCGAATTTCAGCTTTCCACAGCAGAACTCGCCATCGTTCAAAGCTCAGGTGCGCTTCCTGCCCCGATTGGGGTAACAGTTAATATTGTTCAGCAGGTATGACATGAACTCTTCTGATATCCCATCAAGAATCACGAAAGCATTTGGTGTAAATGGACTGAAAAATACCATCCCTGTTGATTCAAGCACCACAACAGATAACAACGGGGTTGCCACCTTTGACAAGGGCTTTCCATCCATCACCATGCAGCCATTGAGTGCCGGAGGAATCCCACCATCAGGCAAGGATATGAATGGGGTTCTTTATTCTGCAACGCTTCAACAGCAGTGGCAGAACGCAGGAATGACCTATCCATTCAGTCAGGACTTCTCTGATGCTGTAAGTGGATACCCAAAAGGGGCAATCGTTCCAAGTTCGGTATATACAGGTCAGTGGCTAAATCTAAATGAAGCCAATAGCACCCCCCCTGAATCAGCAACTGGCGCAACGACTGGCTGGGTTCCGATAAACAACTACGGAATAACTCAGATCACGATGACATCAGGCAGCATTGTCATGTCATCACTTCAGGCGGCCAAAGACAGAATTATCATCACCGGGGCATTAACTGCAAACGTCAACCTGATATTCCCGGCATGGATTAAATCATGGGTTGTTTACAACAATTGCACAGGCAATTTCTCAATCACTTGCAAAACAGCCGCTGGAACAGGAATTACCGTTATTCCCGGCCTGGCATCAAGGCTTTTCTGCGACGGTGTAAACATAACCGATGAAACGTATAACTCAAACAATGACATGGTAGGAATGTTAGCTGCTTTCGCAATGAATAGCGCCCCTGAAGGATGGTTAATTGCAAATGGTTCTGCGGTAAGCAGGGTTACATATGCTCGCCTGTTTTCTCGCGTAGGGACGCTGTATGGGGCAGGGGATGGTTCAACGACATTCAACCTTCCTGATGCTCGCGGAGTAGTACTTCGTGGTGCTGATTTGGGATCTGGTCGTGATAGCGGTCGCGTTTTCGGTAGCTACCAACCTGACGCTGTAAAAACTATAGATCTCAGATATTACGGGCCGGGTACACCAGGAGTAGGCACAAGAACGGTATTTGCATTAGAAGCGAACAGAAACGCGATTTATACAACCGCAATTAACCAGTCAGACGGCTCAACACAGCCAGCATTCCAAATGGATGGAGCTGTAGAAAACCGGGTCAAAAACATCTCCATCCTTAACTGCATTAAATATTAAGGGCTGCGTATGTCTTTTACAGATACAGCAAATGCTAAAAAATATGCCTCTATATCCGAGACGGCTGCAGCTCAGGCAAAACTATATGCAGATAAGCTTGAGCAGGCTCCGGATTATGCAGAACAGGCAGCAGCCTCCGCTGCCGCTGCAGCTTTATCAGCTCAGTCAGTAGCGAACACGGAAGCCGCAGTGAACGCACTGGCTTCATCAGCAAGCGCATCAGCTACTGAGGCTGCAGCATCCGCATCTGAAGCAGGCAATGCCGCAGCTGCTGCTGTAAGCCAGTGTCTTAGAGTTCCTGCTGGAGAGTCTATTTCAATTCTTCCTGCGGCAGCTGACAGACATGATTCCCTCGTGCAGTTTGATTCAACAGGACAGGTTTCAGTTCTTCCAAAATCAGGAATAGCCATCCTTGATTCTGAAGGGAAAATACCTGTTTCCATGATACCTGCTATCGCATTAACAGAGCCTTTTGTTGTTAGCTCTCAGGCTGCAATGCTGGCGCTTGATGCGCAGGTTGGGGATATAGCTAAACGAACCGATCTCGGTTATTCGTTTTGCCTGGCATCATCGCCAGCATCTACGCTTAGTAATTGGGTTCAGCTAACAGATGATGTGCTGTCTCAGTTAGGCTTACCGACTGGAGCTACTCAGGTTGGGGCAACCGATGATTCTGGAAGTAACACCACCGTACAGGGAGCCCTTGCGTTAAAGGCATCACTGGCCGAGCTCGCCGCAACGAATGGCTATACGCTCATCCCGTCAATGGCACCATACGTGCAAATTCAGGCATGGAAAGGTGAGGGAGATGTTAGAGGGTGGCTAGCAAAGTGCGATGGTTCATCGGATGACACACTTAAGGTTCAACAGGCGATAAATGAAAGGCAGGGCATTGGCCCAGTGGTTATACCACTCCCAACTGTCTGCTCACACCTTACTGTTTACAGTGACACTATTCTACAAGGAAAGGGGAGAGAGGTTAGTAAGCTTATAATGAAGGCTGGTTCTAACAATGACTTCATTGTAGGTGGTTCATCAGATAACTCTACTGGTGCTCACAGAGTAAGAATAGAAAATATATGGATATATTGCGCAGATGGCTCTAACACATCAGGAACTGGAATAACAATTTACGGGAAAGAAACAAGCTTTGAATCTATCAGAGTTACCGGATTCCCAGACAATAATATTCACACAAATTGGACAGCTACAGATACCGGCGTATCTGGAATGGAAGGTTTTTTTGATGATATCATTGCCGAAAAATCAGGAATGCATAACTGGCTATTTGAGGGCCCTCATGACAGTAACTGCAGCAGAATAATTCTCATAGATGCCAGCCAAAAAACAGAAGCTACTTATGATGGATTAAGTTGCAGAGGTGTTAGCGGTAACGCCAGATGGACAGGAGTGCATGCATGGACAAACTATGGCAATAAGAGAATGCGATGTGCATTATATTCCGACAGAAACGCAGGAGGTAATGAGTTCGAGCTTTCACACTTTGAGGGCGCTCAACTTGCTAATGTGTATATTCTTGCTAACAACGTCACTATTGGTGAGTCGTGTAAGATTTATTACCCTTGGGGCGGTGTAAATGTAATAATTGCTGGTTCTGCAATCCGCATTTTTGCAACAATTATGGAGGAATACAAGGGTATTGGGCTTCCTTTATCTAAAGGCATTGTATTTGCAGGGGATTATGGTGGGCCATCAGGCTGTGAAATAAATTGCCTTATGCTTGGTCAGGATGCAGGAGCAATAGATTTTGGTGCTTCTGGTGGTTACAACAATATAACTGTTAGAGGTTATAACGGATATACAGGCAATACACCATATTTAGGAGTTCCCTCTGTAACGGATGAAGTTGACTTTTTGATAAGCGGAACAAAGTTATCAATTCTTAAAAAGAATAATAGAATGATTAACAATCCAGTATATTCCGCCACTTCAGCAGGATCAACACAAGCGACTGCCAATGGCATTAGCCAAACAGCGTCAACCGTTTATGTATCAACATCTCCAGGAGCTCTTTCTGGCATTCTTATACAAAATGCCACAGCGGTTGGCAATGGATTTGAAGTTACAATTTCAAACGTAAATTCGTCTGGCACAGCAATAAAGGTATACCCACAGCCAGGACATCAATTTATAGGGAATGGAATAGATAAACCTATCACATTGGAATTTGGTAAATCTGCACAGTTTCGTGTTGTAGATGCCGACGCTGGTAAGTGGATAGTGTTGCAAGGAGCGTAACAGCATAACATGTGATCTGCGTTAACAGGTCACATGTTAATTATTTAATTAAGCTTTTGATTTATAATAAAACCCATTTGTTATGAACGTTTTTATCTTTCTTGTTAAAACTATCTCTAGATATCTATGAGAAATCCATGCAAGAAATATTGATAAGGCTAATAGTATGCCAAATCCAGAAAATGAATTAATAGCACCTGGGTAGTATTTATCAAATTTTAATGATGCGATATAAAGAAGAGGTGTGTGAATTAAATACCATGAAAATGATATATTTCCAAGAACAATGAAAAATCTTGGTGTGATCTTTACTATCTTATCGCTTTGTATTGAGAAGAATAGCACTACAAAAAAGAACGCTATCGCTGAAATAATGCTGTAAGCTTTTAGTGATCCTGTGGCTATTAAAAACGCCACGGAAATGAAGCATGATAAAGATATAAATCCTGAAGAAAGATATCTGTTTTCTTTTAATTTGAAGTAAAACATCCCCGCCAAAACACCAATGCCAAACTCAAATATAATTGGGTTTGTGATGAATCTTAATTTTGTAGATCCTAATTCATATCCATGTGTTGATAATGTGAAGTTATTAGTCATTGAATATGCAATAACCATTGGCGCAATAAACCATATGGAAAGGATTGCAATTCTTGGTTTAAATATTAAGCACACAGCAAAAGCAATATAGAAATATAATTCATAGTTTAACGTCCATCTTATATTATATAGTCCACTACCAGGAACATAAAGCGGGGCTGTATCGTTGATGTAAGGTTGAAATGTTAATGCACTATAAATGTTGGGGTCACTTTCAAGGTTAAAAATAACACCAATACTTCCTATGCTAAGCAATGTTAAGAAGAGTATTGCGTAATAAGTTGGTAACACCCTAACAAGTCTATTAATTACAAATTCAAAACTTGTTGACATCCCAGGAGGCCTATTATATGTAACATAAACCATAATAAACCCACTTATAACAAAGAAAAGATCAACACCAATCGCTCCCCATCCAAATAACATATCTGGAATTGCTCTGTCCTGGCCATTGGGGGCAAGATAGAGATTATAGTGGTACAAAACCACAGATAGTGCCGCAAGACCTCTAAGTATCTGCAGGGATTCAATTTTATTTTTCATTTATTACCAGTGTTGAATTCAATTTTATGTGAATGGCTATCAATTTTAGGCTCACACTAATCATATAGCCGCCAATCGATGTGATTACAAAAAATTATAGGAAAAACAATGCTAAGCACTTTAGCACAACAATCTTACTTGATCGACATCGCCTATCGTATAAGCCCAGACTGGAGGATTTGCAGACAGGAAGAAGAGAAGATATACCGGTTCACGATGACGGTACGATCCCTGCTGCGATATTTGTCGTGATCACCTACAGTATCAACGATGCTCGCTCAGGCAAGTTTGACGACTGCCCGGTGATGTAGGTGGTGCTATGCCACCTTCTCATCTAACCAGTCTGCCCAGAACTGCATCATTTCGCGACGCGTATCGAGATATTCTGCGTGGTTGTACACTGAGCGAGTTCCGCCGCTTACGTGCGCAAGTTGCATCTCTATCGCGTCTTTGTTCCAGTGCTTCTCGTTGAGCACGGTGCTGAACTGGTGACGCATTCCATGCCCGCTTGTTTCACCACCATAACCAATACTGCGAATAACCCCCAGCACGGAGTTTTCACTGATGGGCTTTTTCCTGTCACTGCGCCCCGGGAAGCATAGTTCATACTGACCAGTTATTTGTTGCAGGAACCTGAATAATTCAATAACCTGGTCTGACATTGGGATCACATGAAGTTTCCTGCCTTTCATGACCTCAGGGTCAACGCTGATTAACTTGGTTTCGTAATCTATTCCCGTCCATACCAACGAACGCAATTCCACTGTGCGCATGGCCGTATAGTGAAGAATCTGCGCCGCGACCTTCGTGATAACCCAACCTCCATACGCGTTTAAAGCACGCTGGAATTCGTGTATGCGGTGCATAGGAAGGAAAGGGTAGTTTTGCTTCCTGTATCCTTTCATAGCGCCTGCAAGGTCTCTGGATGGATTGTATTTAGCCCTGCCGGTTATGATTGCATAGCTGAACACCTCACCACACCTTCTCCTCGCTTTGTCAGCGCGTTCCATTGCGCCCCTGTCTTCGAATAGCCTGATGACCTTCAGTAGCGTCATTGGCTCTACATCATCCATGCGCAAATGACCGATGACTGGCAATATGTCATCAGTGAACATGCTCATCATCTCGTCAGCATATCCCTTAGACCATACCTTTGATTTATGCGCATGCCACTCGCGGAAGATATCGCCGAATGAATCAGCAGCTTCCTCTTTCACTCTCTTCTTTAATGCCTGCTTCTGCTCGGCCGGATCAAATCCAGTCAGCAACTTCATTTTTGCTTCTGATTGTTTAGCTCTGGCTTCAGTGAGGGAGATTTCAGGGTAGGGCCCAATGACCAGTGTCTTTTCCTTTCCTTCGAACCGGTAACGCATTCGCCACACCTTTTTACCTGTCGGCGGAACAAACAGGAAAAGTCCTCCGGCATCTGCCAGGCGATATGATTTTTCCGCAGGCTTAGCTGCGTCGATTTGCTTTACCGTAAGCATGTGGGCATAAATCCGTGGTCATTTTGCAGTGTGCCCACAATATGCCCGCAAAATATTCCGGCAGTCAACGAACAATGGCGAACTAAAGCGAACGTAAATTACGTGTGATTGTAGTTGTGATGGGGATCAAGAGAACTGGTGCGAACGTGGAAGAACTAAAAAGTGGTGTCCCCTGCAGGAATCGAACCTGCAACTAGCCCTTAGGAGGGGCTCGTTATATCCATTTAACTAAGGGGACGAAGCGGCACGAGTATAGCGTTATTTGCACTTTGCGTTAAGCGCACAA